GGCGGCGATGGCCGCCGCGCAGGCTGGGGACAGCGCGGGTGGGCAGTCAATCACGATGCAGTCGTAGGCGTCATCCTCCGCCACCGCGTCCCGCAGGTCACGGATGGCCCGCAGGTTGGGCCGCTCCCCCTGGAGCAGATCCACGTCCAGGTTGCGCAGCTCGTCGTCGGCCGGCAATACGTCCAGGCCCCGGATGCTGCTGTGATACAGCAGGTCGTCGTAGTAGACATCCGGGATGGTCAGCAGCCCGGCCAAGGTGTTATATTCCCCTGGCGGGAGCAGGGACTGGGTGGCGTTTGCCTGGGGGTCTGCGTCAATAAGCAGCACCCGCTGTCCGTACTCGGTGGCCAGGATGGCGGCCACATTGACGGCGGTAACGGTCTTTCCGACGCCGCCCTTCAGGTTTACAATGGCGATTGTCTTCACGTTTATCGTCCTTCCAGTTTAAAATTTGAAGCTCTCCCGCAGGATTCCCCGCCCGGTGTCCACCCGGACGGTGAAGTAGCGGTGGCCCCGGTTGATGTACTCAATATGCCCGGTCACCCGCCGGGGGATGGTTTTTGTGTCCTTGCCCCCAATTTCCGCGCCGAAGGCGGCGGGGACAAAGGTGTAAGCCTCACCGATACGCATATGGGCTCCTCCTTCCCGAGACAGCGAAGCGCCCACGCCAGGGCCTCCGCCACCTCCTCATGCTCGGCCCGGCGGGCCGCGTCCACCCGTGCCAGGGCGGCATGCCGGCGGCACTCCGCCTCAATCAGCTCCAGCCGCCGTCCGCTTCCCATAGGGCTGCCTCCATTTCCGCAAAGTCATTTGTTCCGGCCCTTCCTGGGCCTTCGTCGGCCGATTGGCGAGCGCAGTAACCCGGCTGGACGCCATAGAGAAAGCCATATTGCACCGGCCCACAGAACCGTGCCGGTTCTTGGCCAGGTTGACCTCCAACATGGAGGGCACGTTGGGGTCTACCGTGCCTGGGTCGGCGTAGTAGTCTTCCCGGTAGAGGAAGATTACCCCGTCGGCGTCCTGCTCCAGCGCCCCCGTGTCCCGCAGGTCGGAAAGCTGGGGGTGCTTGTCCTGACGGCTTTCCAGCTCCCGGTTAAGCTGGCACAGCACCAGCACCGGAATTTTCAGAGCCCGGGCCAGGTTCTTTAGGGCACCCGAGATCTCTGTGGTGTATTCATACCGGCCTGCCCGCCGGAGCTCTGCCGGCGGCGCGATCTTGCCGAAATAGTCCACCACCACCAGCCGCAGGCCGCTGATGCTCCGGGCCAGCGTGCCGATATCGTCCACCGTCATGGTGGGGGCCTCGTTTGAATACAGGGGGAGCGTAGAGAGCTGGCTGGCAGCCTGGGCCGTTTGGGCGGCCTCTGCATCGGTCAACGACTGCATAAGCAGCCGCTCGGACGGGATGCCGGTCAGTCGGGAGATGCGCTTGGCAGCTAACTGATCGCTGTCCATCTCCAGCGAGATAAAGAGCACCGGGTCGGCCTTGGCCACGCGGTCGGCGATGTTCAGCGCCAGGGTGGTCTTCCCCATACCTGGGCGCGCGGCCAGCAGATAGAGCCCGCTGTTGATCAGCCCGCCGCCCAGCAGGCTGTCCAGGGCCATGTAGCCGGTGCAGACGTATGCCTTGCCGTCCCCGCTTTCCACCGCCTCCCGTTGACGGTAGAAGGCGGTCAGGATGTCCGTCGGGGTGGCCAGTCTCCCAGCGCTGCCCTGACGCTCCAGCTTGTCCAGCGTCTGGCGGGCCTGGGCCAGCGCCTCCGCCACCGGCGTCCGGTTGGTCACCCGGCTATGTACGGTCTCGGCCAGCTCCATCAGGCCGGAGCGGAGAACATCTTCCCGGACGATGCGGACGTGCTCCTCCACGTTGGCCGCCGTGGCAGCCAGCTCCATCAAGCCGAAGAGATACTCCCGGGATACTGGCGCGCCCATCTTGGCAGTCTGATCAAGGACAGTTACTGGGTCGACAGAGCCGCCCGCTCGCTCCAGGGACAGCACGGCTTCATAGACGGCCCGGTCAGAGGCCAGGCGGAAGTCGGCGGGCCGCAGTGACCGCTCTACTGTGGGCAGGCAGGCGGGGGACAGCAGGATGGAGCCCAGCACACTCTGCTCCGCCGCCGGGTCCCAGGTCAGATCAGCCGGATTCATCTGGCACCAGCACCTCCTCTCCGTCAACGATCGCCATGTGCCAGCCCGTCATCTGCTGGGCTGCCGGTCGGCCCTGCGCCCTGGGTCTGGATGGCTCGTCCGTCCACCGCTGGTTGCGCAGGTAACGGCAGGCGTAGGGTACCGGCCAATCCGGGTCCTTGGTCTGCCACAGCAGCGCCCGGGCAATGGCGTCGATCAACTCGTCCCCTGGCTTGAGCCTGTCCCATTCTCGGACGGCACTCACCCGGTCTTCATGCCGGGGATAGTACGCCCAGAACTTTTCAAACCGCTCCGGCTTCCAGACGGGGACGCTCTTGGCCTTTTTCTTTTTGGGCGGTCCCCCTTGGGGGACTATAGGGGGTATACGATCAGATCTTGTATTGATCTCTCCGACATTTTTGTCGGGAGGGGTGGTGACAAAATTGTCAGGAGGGGTCCCGACATTTTTGTCAGGAGGGGGGGCCCCTGCCCCCTCAGTGTTGTAGATGGCATAAATCCGCCGCTCTAGGACCTCCTGCGTGGCCGTGTCCCGTACCACGTCAACCCGCAGATAGCCGCGGTCCACCAGTGTGGACAGCAGGCGGGTCACGCTGCGCTCGGATAGCCCGAAGAGGTCGGAAAAGTAGCTGTTCTGGGCGTAGCAGTATCCCAGCTTGTCCGACAGGGCAGTCACCTCGCCATACAGCAGCTTGGCGTTTGGCGGCAGCTCCTTGTCGTACCGCACTGAGGCGGGGATCAGAGCCCAAAACCCCGGCTGTTCGTTTCCCTGGTTCATTCGGCGCACCACCCCCTTGTGCAAATCAAAATTGTGTGCTATAATACTGGTGTCTTCACGTTAGGTCCTGGTCGCTGTGTCCGAGCGACTGGGGCCTTCTTTTTTGTCCTCGTCCTTCAGCGCCTCTTTCTGTCTTTGCAGGCGTTCCAGCACGGCCCGCCTGCGCCGGGCGAGGCGTCTATGGCGGCACTGCTCCCGGTCCAGCCGGGCCAGCTTGGCCCCGTAGGCCGGGTCCCCTGTCCGGGCGCAAAACTGGTGCAGACGCCCCAGCTCGTCCGCGGCATGCTCCCAGTCCAGGGCGCTTTCCAGTAGCGCCTCTGCGATGGTGTTATAGTCCCGATTGCTGAGCTCCAGCCGTATCATGCTCATGCGCTCAGCACCTTTCCCATGAGCGCCGACACGCCGGCCAGCCGCAGCTCCAGCGCCTCCTGGACGTGGCGCACCATGACCTCCTCCAGCTCCCGGAGACGGTAGGTGGGCAGGTCTCCCCTCTTGTATTTCACCAGTAGGCCGGGACTGATGTTGTATGTCCATGACCCTGTCTCCTCACTGCAAACGGCAAAACCGAAGGGGGCCCGCTCTTCCCGCAGGGCTCGGTAGATGGTGGGGGACGACCAGCCTATGTATCGGGCCGCCACATCAATCGGCACGTTGTCATACGCCATGATCTCCTCGTCCGTGAGCGGCCGTTTGGTTGCCTTTTTCACTTTACTCCCTCCTCAAGATGTCCCTGTTTGGCGTAGCGCACGGCCATGGCGGCCTCCACGATGCCCTGTAAATCCTCCATGATGGCATCAAACTCGGGGCGCTCCGCCGCGTCAATCACATTGTCCTCTGCCATCTGCATGAGACGCCGGTCGGCGTGGCTGTCAGCGAAGGCATAGATCCGGTTGGTCAGTTTAGCCGACGCCTCCAGCACGGAGCACTGAGGCACCTCCGGTACTACCCGGCTGTACATGGCATTTCGTTCGCGCACATGCCGCACAATCAGATGTAAGGCATTGTACAGGTCCGACATTGTCTCCACTACCTCGTCAGGCGGTACCCGCTGGCCGGTCTCATAGGCCCGCAGGCTCTCCACGCTGATACCCAGCCGCTCCGCTGCCGCTTCCTGGGTAAAACCGGCAGACTTTCGACAGATTTTGTAGATATTCCGGTATTCCTCCGGCATGGTAATCACTCCTCCCTGGGGGTACAATATAAGCATGAGGTCAGACGGCCTCCTCGAAAAGCGCCGCCTCGGGAATCTGGTCCACCCGCCCATTCTGGCGGAGGATCAGGATGGTGGGCTCATGGCCCCAGAGGGTCAGGCGCACCGCGTTCTTGGTGACTATCTCGGCGCACTGCACCTTGTCAATGTCATAATGGTTCTCAATCCAGCGGCCAATCTGCCGCTGCTCCGGTGTGCAAAACATAAGTAACTCCTTTCTCAGCTTGCGGCCCCGGTTCCGCCCCCAGGCGGCTCGGAGCCGTAGAGGGCGTCGATGCTGCATTGCAGGACGGCGGCCAGCCGGGGCAGCTTGTCGGCGCTTGGCAGCGCCGTCCCCTGCACCCATTTGGTAATGCAGGAGGGCGACACTCCCATAGCGTCGGCCAATTGGATGCGCTGGATGCCCCTCTGCTCCATCAGCTCGCAGATTCTCACCACTTCACCCCCTCTAAATTTGGTGTTGTTCGAGACTGTTTGATGTGGTATGATAGGCTTAACCTACGGTAAAATCTTGTGGAAGTTGGCTTGCGTTTTCCCTTATCGGCGCACTGTGCCTGCATTCCACGCCTAAGAGGGTGAAACCTTGAAGCCGTCAAGAGATGAACTACTAAAGCGCATCTATGAATGTGACCAACAGGACGGTACGCCTCTCCAGATTGCCTTTAAGGATGAGCAGACTGGAGGATTTATCCCCGAGCTTTCTACGCTTCGCGCGGATGTCGATTACCTGACGCAGCATGGATATATCTTTGAGCCCTTAAGCCTCGCCATGTGCTATAATCTGTCCCTCACCGAAAAGGGTGAGGAGTATGTAGAAAACAACTTCAAGCGGCCCACTCAGCAGTCCAGTAGCTTTGATTTTAGCGGCGCCACGATCACGAATGCCGTGATCGGCGGTAATGTATCGGGGAATGAAATCGCTTTTTCTAGCACCGCCGCCCTCGCCGAGCTTGAAGCCCTGATCCGCGAAAAACCCGCCGAGGATCAAGCCTTACTCCAGGAGCTGCTCGCTGTTTTGAGGGAGATTCAGCGCTCTGGCCAGCCGGTCGACAAAGGAATACTGGCCCGCTTCTACGAGGTTCTCAAAAAGAGTTCTGATCTTCTCCTTCCGATCGGCAAGTTCTTCACGGACATCTTCCTCCGGGCTGTCTGACTTCTCTAGTCCGGTTGCCTGTGCCCACAGTGAGACGGCGCAAAAGGCCAACTGCATCATGTCCAGGATTGCCTCCTGCTGCTCCTTAAGCTGCTTGATCTCTCTGTCTTTGACATCCAGCATCCAGCACTTGTAGCATTTCATTGGTTATCCCCCCTTTCCGAATTGCCCCGGGCGTTGCCGCGCCCTCTGGTTTACCTGTGGTTAAATCATAATCTCAATTTTTTCGATTGTCAACATTGTTTTCGCAATTTTATCTATTATCGGCAAGGTTAACAATTTCCAAATCTCAATTTTATCTATTTTATTCAGGTGGTGATCCCGATGGATACTGCGGAAAGGATATTTCAATTACTAGATAAGTCTGGCATGGAACAAAAAAAATTTGCTGAATTGATTGGTTCTACGGACAAAATCGTAAGCAAATGGCGCACGTCTGGTCTTAAGTCCTACCGGAAATACCTTCCGCAAATTGCAGAGGTTTTGAACACTACTGTCGACTATCTACTCAGTGGCGACGAAAAAAAGCCCGCCCCCACTCCGAAGAATGGGGACGAGCTGGACCGTGACACCATCATGGCGGCATTCATGGGTGGGGACATGGATATGAGCCCCGAGGAGAGAGACGCCCTGTGGGATGACGTGTACGAATACGCCAGGTTCAAGGCCGAACAGTGGAGGAAAAAGAAAGATCAGGAATGAATCTTTATGAGCTCTATGATTATGCCGTGGACCAGGGGATTGATGTAGATTGGTACACCATGCCCTTCGCCAAGTCCTTCTCGATTTTCATTCCATCGCTTGACCGGCGTGCGATCGCGCTGGACCCGTGGAAATTCGAGACTGTAGCAGACGAGTTCACCACCCTGGGCCACGAGGTAGGTCATTGTATGACCTACAGCTTCTATAACCGCTGGGCGGCCTGCGATATAAAGAAAAAGCATGAGAACCGGGCCGACAAGTGGGAAATCGAGCAGTTCCTTCCCCTGGACGCTCTGGAGGCCGCCGCGCACGAAGGCTGCACAGAAGTCTGGGATCTCGCGGAGCGTTTCGGTGTTACTGAGGATCTTGTCCGCAAGGCCATCTGCTGGTATAAGCATGGCAACCTTGCGGTAGATCAATACTTATGAATGTGTCCAACTTGGACACATTTACATTGGAGAAGAGGAGCGCAGATTATGGACTTTATCGATCAGTTAAAGCAATTTTCAAAGCGTGTCGAGAGCATGAAGGACTCCATTCAGACCGAAGAGGCTACGAAGACTGCGATCATTATGCCTTTTTTCTCCATGCTCGGCTATGACGTGTTCAATCCTCAAGAGTTCGTCCCTGAGTTTACCGCAGATGTTGGGATAAAGAAGGGTGAAAAAGTTGACTATGCAATCATCAGAGATGGTCAGCCTGTCATCCTCATTGAGTGCAAGTCCATTTCTGAAAATCTGGATCGGCATGACTCTCAGCTCTTCCGCTATTTTGGTACCACCACAGCAAAGTTTGCAATTCTCACCAACGGTATTATCTATCGCTTCTATACGGATCTGGACAGCCCAAACAAAATGGATGATGATCCCTTCCTGACAATCAATATTTTGGACGTTCGTGAGAACCAGGTTCCTGAACTCAAGAAATTTTCAAAGTCGGTCTTTGATATTGATTCTATTTTTAGTACAGCATCTGAGTTAAAGTACGTCCATGAATTTAAGCGCGTCTTTACGGAACAACTGGATACCCCTGCGGATGACTTTATTCGCTTTTTCCTCCAAGGCTGCTACTCTGGCCCAAAAACACAAAATGTTATTGAAAAATTCCGTCCTGTCCTTCGGAAAGCCCTCAATGACCTCATCAGTGAGATGATGAATGATAAGATCAAAACTGCCCTGGGCGGCTCCGGTGGAAGTGTTTCCGTTATCGAGCAAAAGCCCGTTGACGATATTCCTTCTCCTTCTGAAGATTCCGTCGAGCAAGAGAAGCGAATCCCCAATATTGTTACAACGGAGGAGGAACTTGAGGCATTTTTCATTATAAAAAATTTGTTTGCAGACCTTGTGGACATCCATGAGATTACATATAAGGATACCGAGTCTTACATCAATATCCTGTATAAGGGCAACATCAGAAAATGGATTTGCCGTCTTCGCCTGACAGACAATCAAAAAACCTTGATTGTCCCGGACGAAAACAAAAAAGAACGTAAATTTACACTATCTGATATTTATGAACTCAGAAATTATAAGGACACTCTGACCGAAGTACTGCAACGATATCTATAACGGCAAAGGGTCCGTATAAGCGTGTCCAATTTGGATACATCTTACCTTTCAACCCGTGTTGACATTGTGCGCACATATGCTATACTATACACAAAGGAGATGATAGTATGGCAAACATCAACATCCGCATTGATGACAACCTGAAGAAGGATGCCGAGAACCTGTTTAATGACCTTGGCCTGAACATGACCACCGCCACCACCATGTTCCTCAAGCAGTGTCTGTACTGCCACGGCCTGCCCTTCGAGGTACGGATGGATCCCTTCTACTCCGCCACCAACCAGGCCCACCTGCGCCGGGCCATCGCCGATCTGGACGCTGGCAATGGCAAAGCCCACGAGCTGATCGAGGTGGAGGATGAATAAGCTGTGGCAGGATGAGGCGTGGGCAGATTATCTCTACTGGCAGCAACAGGACAAGAAACTGCTCAAGCGGATCAATCAACTGCTCAAGGATATCGACCGCAGTGGCTATGACGGCATCGGCAAGCCAGAGCCTTTAAAGGGAGACCTATCTGGCTGGTGGAGCCGCCGTATTGATGACACCCACCGGTTGGTCTACCGCATACGGGACGGGCGCATTGAGATTGCCCAGTGCCGCACACATTACGGAGAATAGCAAAGAGCCGGGGCCACGGCCCCGGTCTCTTAAAACGCCAAAAATCGAACATTTGTATCATTTTCAGGGAGTGAACGCCATGAAAATCACTGTAATGCAGGTCAACAATGAACTCGCCAGCACCGGCGTCTCCGTCTATGTGGACGGGCAGCTCCTGGGCAGTATAGGCCCCGGCGGCAGCGTCTCTGCGTCTCTGGAGGCCCCTTCTTGCCTCGTTCGGGTGGAGTGCGGCGTCTACAGCCGGGAGCTCATTTTGTGGCAGGACAGCGCCCTGCAAGTCTCCTGGGGCCTAAATCCGCCCGAGATGATTGTCAGCCATGCCAAAAAATAAGGGGGCCTACTCATGCGACGTGCAAACGGCACCGGCTCCATTGTAAAGCTCTCAGGCAACCGCCGGCGGCCCTATATCGTGAAGATCTCCGCCAGGGATAAAGACGGCTACGTGCGCCAGGTGGCGCTGAGCTACCACGCCAAGCTCCAGGAAGCCCAGGAGGCGCTGGAGGCGTATAACCGCAAGGCCACTGCCGGGCAGGCTCCCCGTGCAGATATGCTGTCCTGGACGGTGGGCCAGGTATATGCCGCCTGGTCGGCGCGGGAGTATCCCCGCCTGGGGCTCGCGTCTGTCACCTCCCACAAGGCAGCCTGGAATAAGCGGCTATCCCGCTATGAGACCGAGAAGATGCGTTCCATAACCCTGGATGACTGGCAGGCCATTCTGGACGAGGGGGAGGACGAGGGCCGCTCCCAGTCCAGCATCAACAACGATGCCCTCCTGATCCGGGCGCTCAATGCCTACGCCATGATGCGGGACATCATAGGCAAGGATTACTCCGCCTATCTGGACGTCCCCACCGTGGGCATCAAGGTAAAAAGAGGCTCCTTCAGCGACTTACAGGTGGCCGCCCTGGAGAAGCTGGCCGCCGCTGGCTATCCTGGGGCAGACAGCGCCCTGATCATGTGCTATACCGGCCTGCGGGTCTCCGAGCTGCTCTCCCTCACACCATTTTCCTACCACCCGGAAGAAGGCGGATACCTCCAGGGCGGCGTTAAAACGGATGCCGGCCGAACCCGCATCATCCCGATTCACGCCAAGATCGCCGGCTATCTCCGGGACTGGATTGCCCAGGAGGGCCGACCGACTGCGGCGCAGTATCGAGCTCTCCTGTTCCGGCCGCTGGCGGAGGAGCTGGGCTGTCCCGACGCCACTCCCCACTGGTGCCGGCACACATTTGCCACCCGTCTGTCCCGTGCCGGCGTTGAAGAGCTCACCATCAAGCGGCTGCTTGGCCACTCCATCAAGGGCGACGTGACCCAGGTCTATATCCACCCCACCGTCACCGACTTGGCCAGGGAGCTGCGCAAGTTGGCATAATCACAAATAATGAACCGTTAGTAACGCATTAGTAACACGCTAGTAACATTTAAGCGACGAAAGCCCCGTAGTACCAGTGTTTCCTGGTCTGCGGGGCTTAAAAAGCCATTAAGAATTTCTAACAAAGAGCTCCAACGGGCCCTGAGGGGTTGGGCAGCAGGCCGCCGCCCGCCAGGTTTCGCCGGAAAAGGCGGAAAAGACCAGCCCATCCAGCTCTCCCGTCTCCCCCGGCCGGAGGAGAGGAACGGCGATGTCCCGGGGGGGCCGCCGCAGACCCTCCCCGGTGCATTTGACCCTGGCCTCCTTCAACGTCCAGAGGGTGTAAAACGCCCCCCAGTCCCCGCCCTGCCACTCCAGCCAGGCGGATTCCGCCTCCGAGCACACATACCGCGCCAGCCCGGGGCGGCGGGGGCGCAGCACCTCCACGTCCACCCCCAGGGGGGCCTCCCCCGCGCCGCAGAGGGCCAGGCCCCCGCTGTGGCTCACATTGAAGTGCAGCTCCGGCTCCCCCGGAAAGTAAGGCTTGCCGTCCGCCCCCCGCGCCATCGCCGGGAGAACCCCCAGTCCATACTCCGCCCGCAGAAGCTCCCCCAGCAGGGCATAGGCGTCCCCCTCCCCCAGCCAGAGCACCATGTCCACCGCCTCCTTTTTTCCTAGGATACCACAAAACGGGGCCATTTGGTAGGGGCGGAGCGATGTAGGCAGAAGGGGAATGGCCCCGCAGGGCAAGAGAAGCCGCCCTGGGGCGTCGCCCTCTACGGACTGCCAGGGGCGGCGAACGAGTTTGTGCCTGTGCCGGAAACGTAGGGGCGGGTGCCCACACCCGCCCGTATTCGCCAGGGCTGC